CCAGACCCAACAAGTCAACAAGCAGCACTGGTGAGTGTAGTGACGGGAGCAATGACAGGCGCATTTGCGGTGTGGATGGGACATGAGAAATGAAATATAACGCTGAAAACTTTGTAAACAAACTTATAGCACATGAAGGTCTGCGACTGCAGGTGTATCAGGATACACTTGGTATTGACACTATTGGCATCGGACGCAACCTAGAGGACCGTGGTATCACAAAGGAAGAACTGGACTGGATGGATATCCCTAACATGGATGCTGTCTATGAGTACGGTATTACTGAAGCTGATGCTATGTATCTCGCAAAGAATGACGTACAGATTGTCGAAGAAGAACTTGTTCGTACGCACCCTTGCGTAGAAGATTTAGACGCTGTACGTCAGCTTGTACTGGTAGATATGGCATTTAATATGGGTGTACCTAGACTAAGTAAATTTAAAAAAATGTGGGCGGCTGTCCATGAAAATAAATTTGACATAGCAGCAAAAGAAATGCTTGACAGCAGGTGGGCAATTCAAGTAAAATCACGTAGTACAAAACTCGCCCATGCTATGCATCACGGAGAGTTTAGTGGCTAGACAGTTAACAGATAAACAACAAAAGTTTCTTGCTGTGCTTTTCGATGAAGCTGCTGGCGATATGGTTATAGCAAAAAAGATGGCGGGATATGCTGATACTTCTAGTACTGCGGAAATTGTTAAAGGTATTAAAGAAGAGATACTTGAGGCGACTCAAATGTACATGGCACGTAATGCGCCGAAGGCAGCGATGGCAATGACACATGCTTTATATGACCCAACTGAACTTGGTATTCGTGATAAGATGTCTGCTGCTAAAGAACTGCTTGACCGTGTGGGTCTGGTAAAGACAGAGAAGATGCAGGTAGAAGCAAGCGGTGGAGTTATGCTTATGCCACCTAAAGCTGCAGTAGAGGACGATGACTAGAAGTATAGGTAAATGGAAGCTACCGCAGCCCACAGACATTAAAGAAGAAAACGAATGGGTGCAGATACCTCGCATTGCACGTACAATACCTTTTGGTTATAAACAGAATGAAGAAGACCCCGACATTCTTGACCCTATACCAACAGAGTTAGACTTTCTGGAAAAGGCTCGTAGCCACATAAATCAATACAGCTATCGTGAGGTAGCTAATTGGTTAGTGGCAAATACAGGCAGACAGATATCTCACGTAGGATTAAGGAAACGGTTACAGCATGAGCGACAGCGTAAGCAAACGGCTGCAAGCATCCGCAAATGGGCAGACTATGCGGAAAAGGCAATTGCCAAAGCGAAAGAAATCGAAGAAAGCCGCACAGGCGCAAAAGCCAAAGCCACAAATTAAAGAAGTTTCACATGAAACTTTGGACGTTGAGGAGCATGCGAATGTACTGTTTAAACCTAACGCAGGCCCACAGACAGAGTTTCTAGCTGCCAGTGAAAGAGAAGTTCTTTATGGTGGCAGTGCTGGTGGTGGTAAGTCTTATGCTATGTTGGCAGACCCACTACGCTA